GTAGACGTTCATTGCGTAACCTCCCATTTTTTTGGGTCAGTATACGCAATGGTCCGATGCCAGAGGTTCAGATCAAACGATTCGATATTGGCGCGCATCACCCTGTGACTTGTCTGACTGGATGACGAGCCCAAGTTTCTTTTTAAGGGTCCCTGCAAACAATCCACGCACCGTGTGAGCCTGCCAACCGGTGGCCTCGCAGATGTGATGGATCGAGGCTCCTTCAGGCCGCTGGAGCATCTTGATCACCGTAGCCTGTTTGCTTGTCTCGCGGACGCGGGGCTTGGCTGCGACGGTGACAGGCAGCGAATCCTCGGGCGCAGGCGGAACCGAGGGATTGGCGTCGGGCCGGGAGCGGCCCAAGGCCTCAAAACCTTCAGCGGTGATGTACCAGTGGGATCCGCCATTGTTGGTGATCAATCCACGGCTCAGAAGACCGTCGATCACTTTCTTGCGGGCGCCGCCCTTCACGCTTTCTGGGAACCAGTCGATTCGACCGTCAATGGTGTCGGCCGCGTGCTCAAGCACTTGCTGCTGGGTGGAGGTCAGTTGAATGGTGGTCATGGTCTTTCCTTGGTGAGGTTTTAAACTTGGTGGATGGCCCGGGCAGCATCAAAGCCCACCCAATTGCCGCTCATGTCCAGACCGCGAGAAGCAAGCTCCTCGCGGGCAATTCGGTTGAGGTCGATCTCGCCGCGAGCCACTGCGGCAAGTACCTTGGTATCGGCTATCTGGATGAAGCCGATTTCGTCGACTGTGAAATTTGCTGCGCTGTAGGTCATTTGGATTCCTTGGTGTCGTTGGCGTGATGTGATGAACGCTCTGTTCAGAGATAAAGCCAAGCACTTTCTGCTCAGCTTGTGATTTATTTTTTTGTGTCGCTGTTTGTCGACACAACTTGCTTTTGGCCAGCAGCGAGCCCTGCGCTATAGGCTGCTTCCAGGGCATCCCTGATGCACCACACCGCGGTGTCGTGGAAATCCAGGCTGTCCGAGCGGCGGGTCTCAAGGGTCTCAATGCCGAGCTTGCTTTGCGCGATTTGCGTCAAGAGGGCTTCAATTTTGTTCATGGTGTTGTCCTATTTGATGTGGTTGGCGATGACCGTATGAACGCTCTGTTCAGAGAGGAAGACAAGCTAAATCTGCAGAGAAAACCATCAAATGTTTGAAATAACCAAATGGGAATCTCGATTCGTGCCTATGCCCGCCACAGGGGGGTGACCGACACCGCTGTGCACAAGGCCATTCGTACCGGTCGCGTCACGCCAGAGGCTGATGGATCCATTGATGCGGAACGGGCCGATGCCGACTGGGCACGCAATACCGATGCGCCCAAAAGGGGAACAAGGCAGCAGGCTGAGAGCGTGGTGGTCAGGGAGGCCAATGGGGAGCCGCCCGCAGTGTTACCAGCCTCGCAGGGAACTGGTGGAACCTCGCTACTTCAGGCGCGTACCGTTAACGAAGTGGTCAAGGCGCAAACGAACAAGGTCCGACTCGCCAGGCTCAAGGGTGAACTGGTTGATCGTCCGCAGGCCATCGCGCATGTTTTCAAACTGGCGCGCTCGGAGCGCGATGCCTGGCTGAACTGGCCAGCACGGGTTTCAGCTCAGATGGCAGCCAAATTGGGCGTGGATGCACACGCCATGCACGTAGCGCTGGAGGCGGTGTTGCGGGAACACCTGCAGGAACTGGGTGACTTGCGTCCCCGGATAGATTGAGCCGGGGCACTGTATATGGAAGATTACGAAGGTGCCCTGGAAATTGAGAGGGCATGGCGCGAGGGACTGACACCGGATCCGCTGCTGTCGGTCTCAGAATGGTCAGACCGACACCGCATGCTTTCCAGCAAAGCGTCCGCTGAGCCGGGACGCTGGCGCACCAGCCGCACGCCGTACTTGAAGGCCATCATGGACTGTCTGTCACCCACCTCAGCGGTGGAGCGGGTGGTGTTCATGAAAGCGGCGCAATTGGGTGCGACCGAGATGGGGTCGAACTGGATTGGCTATGTGATTCACCACGCTCCTGGACCCATGATGGCGGTCTGGCCAACGGTGGACATGGCCAAGCGAAACTCCAAGCAGCGGATCGACCCGTTGATCGAGGAATCCGCGGCGCTTTCGGCACTGATTTCACCTGCCCGGTCACGCGATTCGGGCAACACCATCCTGGCCAAGGAGTTTCGGGGTGGGGTGCTGGTGATGACGGGGGCGAACAGCGCGGTCGGTCTGCGCTCCATGCCGGTGCGCTATCTGTTCCTGGACGAGGTGGATGGCTATCCGCTGGACGTCGAGGGCGAAGGCGATGCGATTTCGCTGGCCGAGGCCCGCACGCGGACCTTCGCGCGCAGGAAGATTTTTATTGTTTCGACCCCAACCATATCGGGGGTAAGTGCCATTGAGCGGGAGTACGAGGCCTCCAACCAGCAGCGGTACTTCGTACCGTGTCCGCACTGCGCACATCGGCAATGGCTGCGATTCGAGCAGTTGCGCTGGGAAAAAGGACAACCAGAGACCGCTGCCTATATCTGCGAGTACTGCGATACCCCGATCCATGAGCACCACAAGACCTGGATGCTCGAGCACGGTGAATGGCGGGCCATGGTGCCGGAACATGGCACCAAGACCGCAGGTTTTCACCTCTCCAGTTTGTACAGTCCGGTGGGCTGGCGCAGTTGGAAGGACATAGCTGTGGCGTGGGAAAGCGCGGTGAGCAAGGTCTCAGGTTCGGCTGCCGCCATCAAGACCTTCAAGAACACCGAACTGGGTGAGACCTGGGTCGAGGAAGGCGAAGCGCCTGACTGGCAGCGACTCATTGAGCGCCGGGAAGATTACCGAATGGGCACGGTGCCCGTGGGTGGCCTGCTACTGGTTGGTGGCGCGGACGTTCAGAAGGACCGGATCGAAGCATCGGTCTGGGCGTTTGGCCGGGGCAAGGAGTGCTGGTTGGTCGAACACCGGGTCCTGATGGGTGACACTGCACGTGAGCCCGTATGGGGCCAACTGGCCGCGATGTTGGGCGAGACCTGGACCCATGCATCGGGGGCTGCGATGCCCTTGAGTCGGATGGCGCTGGATACCGGCTTCGCCACGCAAGAGGCCTATGCCTTTGTGCGGTCATGTCGAGATCCTCGGCTAATGGCAGTCAAGGGCATCGCACGCGGAGCAGCCCTGATTGGCACACCTACTGCGGTGGACGTCACCCAATCCGGAAAGAAACTTCGCCGGGGTATCAAAGTTTTCTCGGTGGTGGGCGGTATCGCCAAGCTGGAGTTCTACAACAACTTGCGTAAGTCGCCTGATGTCCAGGACGACGGCGTGACGGTGAAGTACCCCGCAGGTTTTGTGCATCTGCCCAAGGTGGATGCTGAGTTTGTCCAGCAGTTGTGCGCAGAACAGTTGATTACCCGGCGTGACCGCAATGGCTTTGCCCACCGCGAATGGCAAAAAATGCGCGAGCGCAACGAGGCGTTGGATTGCTATGTGTATGCCCGGGCCAGTGCCAGTGCAGCAGGTCTGGACCGATTTGAAGAGCGCCACTGGCGCGAGATGGAGAAGCAGCTTGGACTGCCACCGCCACCCGATCCCATTGCAACCCCCGCTGAAATCCTGGCCACCCCAAGCGGTGGCCTTGTTGTTTCTGATGGGCGCAGGGTGGCAAGGCGTGTGGTGCGCAGCAGATGGCTGTCGTGATTGAACGCAATTTATTGAGGTGCCATGACGCTGCAAGCGCAAATCTACAGCCTGGTCGAACGCATTGCAGAAAAGTTCTCGAGTGTGGATGCGCGCATTGGTGGTCTCAACCGCCTTGACACCACAGCCAAGACCGATCTGGTTGCGGCGATCAATGAACTGGCCGCCAGGAGCACTGCGTCTGGCAGTGGAGTGGCCTACATCCACCAGCAATGGATGGCGTCTGCGCTCTGGACCATCAACCACAACCTGGGGCTCAGGCCCACGGTCTCGATCCTGGATGCCGGTGGCAACGAGGTCGAGGCTGATGTCGTGCACATGAGTGCCAACCAACTACTGATTCGCTTCGCCATTCCCGTCGCGGGGCTGGCACGGCTCACCTGATTCGATTACTTGAAAGGACCGATGAATGTCTCGTAAACAACTCTCTGATCTGGATTTCGCTGGCGTTGCCCGCATCCGCAATCTGCCCGCACCCGTCAATCCGGACGAACCGGTGCGCCAGCAGGACCTGAACTCTGCGGTGGAAGGACTGGCTTGGAAAGATTCCTGCCGCGTGGCCAGCCAGGCCAACCTGAACCTGTCCTCACCGGGCGCGTCCATTGATGGCATCACGCTGGTCGCGGGTGACCGCGTGTTGGTCAAAGCCCAGACGGTCGGTACAGAAAACGGCATTTACATCTGGAACGGTGCGGCCGTGGCCATGACACGCAGCCTGGATGCCAATACCAGTGATGAGCTGGAGCAGGCCATCACCACGGTGGAAGAAGGAACATCTACGGGTACGAGCTGGCGCCAGTCGGTCGTGAATTTCGTGCTCGGTACCGGCTCCGTCACCTGGATTCAGTTTGGCTCCTCGGTGGGCGCGGCGTCGGAAACCAGCTCGGGTATCGCGGAACTGGCCACGCAAGCGGAGACGGACGCTGGAATCGATGACCTGCGCATCGTCACGCCCCTCAAACTCAATACCTGGTCCAACAAGACGCGCCGTGCGCAGGCCACCATCGGCGACGGCAGCAGCACCCAGATCGATGTCAACCACAACTTCGCCACGCGCGACGTGATTGTTCAGGTCTACCAGGCCTCTGGCAGTTACGAGCAGGTCAACTGCGATGTGAGCCTGCCCACCTTGAATACGGCACGCCTGAACTTTGCCGGTGCACCCGCTGCCAACGCCTACCGCGTGGTGGTGATGGGTTAATTGAGATAGCACGATGAGGGATTTGGCCTACCGGATCGCGCCGGTTGTCTCAGCGTTACCAGCTGCATCTGTTGCGATCGCCGGGGTGGTGGTCCGCCTGTCGACCGACAACAAGCCTTACTGGTGCGATGGCACGTCTTGGCTGGACCTGACCCTAGCCGGTGTTAATGACCCGCGAATTTCGAGTTCCCGTCTAGCTGCGGATGTGACCAACAGCACGATCACGCTCGCGGACGTGACGGGTTTGTCGTTGGCGCTGTCTGCCAACAGCACCTATGCCATCGATGCCCAGGTGATGTTCCAGACAGCGGCTACGACCACGGGCATTCGCCTGACACAGACCGTGCCGACTGGTGCCACGGTGGTGGCGCAGTGGAACACCCCTACATCTCTCACCGCCAGCACGCTGGCCAACCAACGTGCAGCCGACGTCGGAGCAGCGTCCACCGCCATTGATACCGCGAACGCCAATACGCTGGCCACCGGATCGCTGCTGGTCATCACGGGTGCCACGGCTGGAAACCTTCAGATCCGCTTTGCTTCCGAAATTGCAGCCTCCAACGCGGTGGTCAAGGCTGGCAGCAATTTGGTCGCCACCAAGGTCGCCTGAAAAACCAAAAACACCATGGCCTATACGCAAGATCAACTCACCGCCCTCGAATCCGCCCTCGCCAAGGGCGAACGCAGGGTCACTTTCGGCGACAAGACAGTGGAATACCGCTCGGTGGAAGAACTGCGTGTGGCCATGCGTGATGTTCGCCGTGGCCTTCTGGAACAAGCGGCAGCCACGGGTCTGTGGCCAAGTGCACCGCGCCAGATCCGACTCAACACCTCCAAAGGCACCTGATGGGCTGGTTCAAGAACATTCGCGGGAAGCTTCTGGCATCCACTCCCAACTATGACGGAGTGGGTGGTGGCAGGCGTGCGCTGTCCTGGTCAGTGGGCAATCCGGGCGCGGTTGCAGCCATGCTGTTCAACCAGAGTGAACTGCGTGCCAAGAGCCGGGATCTGGTGCGCCGTAACGCATGGGCCAACTCGGCGCTGGAGTCCTATGTGGCCAACGCAATCGGAACGGGCATCAAGCCCCAATCGATGCTTGCCAATCCACAGCAGCGTGAGGCGGTTCAAGCACTGTGGCGCAACTGGACCGTGGAAGCCGATGCAGCAGGGCTTACCGATTTTTATGGTCTGCAGGCCATGGCATGCAGAGCGATGCTCGAAGGTGGCGAGGCCTTGATTCGGCTGCGGTACCGCAGGCCCGAGGATGCCATGAGTGTTGCATTGCAGATCCAGGTCCTGGAGCCCGAACACCTGCCCGTGCAGATGAACATCACGGCAGAAAACGGCAATCTGATCCGTGCAGGCATCGAGTTTGACCGTCTGGGGCGCAGGGTCGCGTACCACCTGTACCGATCGCACCCGGAGGACGGTCTGCTGGCACCCATGTCGGGTGATGGTGGCTTGAGTACGGTGCGGGTGGATGCTGCGGAGATCATTCACCTGTTTCGACCACTTCGCCCTGGCCAGATCCGGGGTGAACCTTGGTTGGCGCGTGCGCTGGTGAAACTGAATGAACTTGATCAGTACGACGACGCCGAACTGGTGCGCAAGAAGACGGCGGCCATGTTTGCAGGCTTTGTGACCCGCCTGTCACCTGAGGACAACCTCATGGGTGAAGGCATGGCGGACTCCAACGGGGTGGCTCTGGCCGGACTGGAGCCCGGCACCATGCAAATCCTCGAACCTGGCGAAGACATCAAGTTTTCTCAGCCTGCCGACGTTGGTGGGTCGTACTCCGAATTCCTCCGTATGCAGTTTCGCGCGGTGGCCGCTGCCATGGGCGTGACCTATGAGCAACTCACCGGCGACCTCACCCAGGTCAACTACTCATCGATCCGGGCCGGACTGCTGGAATTCCGACGCCGTGTGGAGTCCTTGCAGCACGGCGTCATCGTGCACCAGCTATGCCGACCGATCTGGGCTGCTTGGATGGACCAGGCGGTGATCGAAGGCGCTTTGACTTTGCCAGGGTATGGCTCCGGCCAAACCAAACGCCGTGAGTACCAGGCCTGCAAGTGGATTCCACAGGGTTGGCAATGGGTCGATCCGCTCAAAGAAGCGGATGCCATGAAGGCTGCCATTCGCTCCGGACTCATGAGCAGGTCCGAGGCCATCTCTGCGAACGGCTACGACGCAGAGGACGTAGATCGGGAAATAGCTGCCGACAACGCACGCGCCGATGACCTGGGGCTGGTCTTTGATTCCGACCCCCGGCACGAATTGACCAAGTCCCTGTCCGCCGCAACCGGAGCTGTGCCGACGCAGCAAATCGAATCTCATCCTCAAGGAAACTGACCATGCTGCTGCCACATCTGGCGTCTCGTTTGTACGGGACGCCGCTTCTGCTTGCCCGTACAAAACTCGACATCATCCTCTCGGTGTTGGGTTCTCGCGTGGGTTGGCCCATCCAGTCTGAGCTGGCCCTGCCACCGTCGCGGGCGTCCCCCGCAGGTCAACACATGGCTGCAACCGGCATTGCGGTTGTGCCTGTGCATGGCTCGCTGGTACGCCGGTCCATGGGTATCGATGCTGCCTCTGGACTGACGTCCTACGGTGACGTTGCGGCCATGCTGGATGCGGCCGTGGCCGACCCCTCGGTATCGGGCATCCTGCTCGAGATCGATTCTCCGGGTGGCGAAGCCGGTGGCGTGTTTGAGCTGGCCCAGCACATTCGCGCCATGGATGCCATCAAGCCGGTCTGGGCCATGGCGTGTGACTCGGCGTTCTCAGCCGCCTACGCCATTGCCTGTGCAGCCTCCAGGGTGTTTGTCACCCAGACTGCAGGCGTGGGATCCATTGGCGTCATAGCCATGCATGTGGACCAGTCGGTGCGCGATGCACAGGAGGGGTACCGCTTCACGGCGGTGTCTGCCGGTGACTTCAAGAACGATCTGTCCCCACACGAGCCCCTCGACAAGGGTGCTTTGGGACGACTGCAGTCCGAGGTGGACAGGCTCTATGGCCTCTTTGTCGACCACGTGGCCTCGATGCGCGGCCTGCAAGCCCAGGCCATTCGCGATACCCAGGCTGGACTGTTCTTTGGACCCGACGCGGTTCGCAGTGGTTTTGCGGATGCGCTGGCCAGCACGGACCAGGTGGTCACTGAGTTCAACGCCCACCTCAGTGCCAGAAGCGCCCGTGGGCTGGCGCCCCGAGTAATAACTGCCTCTGCTGCGGACAGCACGTCTGCCGTTTCCCTATCTCTCACATCCAACTTCAAGGAGATTCGTATGAATCCAGAAACCCAGAAAAACCCGGCACCTGCCGATGCAGAAGACGCAACTGCGGTATCCGATCCGGTGCAGCACAAGGACGGCGCATCGCAGGAAGACGCCAAGGAGAAGGTGCAGGCACCAGTAGCTGTGCCAGCATCCGCCGCGCCCGATGCCGTGGTCGCTGCAGCCGTGCAGTCCGCCAAGGCTGAGTCGGTGGCGATTGCGGAGCTGTGCCAGCTTGCCGGTCAAAGCCATCGCATTGCAGCGTTCCTCACCCAAGGCCTGTCGGCCGCCCAGGTGCGCCAGACCCTGCTGGCCAGTCGCGCACAGAGTGAGGAGATCACCTCACTCATTGCACCCGACGCTGTCCCCAAGAGCGCCAGTGCTACCGGGGACTCCGGTGCCCTGATGGCCGCAGTCAAGAAGCTCACCCAAAAAACCTAACCCATCACCTCATCCGAAAGGACCCACACCATGAACGTCATCAATCAAGCCCTCAATCTGGGCGACCTCATCAAGTACGAGGAGGACTGCCTCAATTACTCGCGCGACGTGGTCACCGTGGAGGCAGGCCAGAACCTGCCCCTGGGCTGCATCGTCGGTCGCGTGACTACTACCGGCAAGGTCAAACAGCTCGATCCCGGCGCTGAAGATGGATCCCATCTCCCGGTGGGAATCCTGCTGGACGCGGTGGACGCCACGCTTATCGACCGCGAAGACGCTTTGATCCTGGCGCGTCACGGCGTGGTCGCGTCCAACGCTGTCGTGTGGCCGGTGGAGATCTCCAATGCCCAGCAGGCAGCCATCACGTCGCAACTGGCCTCGCTCGGAATCCTGATTCGCCAATCGGCCTGATTTTCAACATCGAACGGACACATCACCATGAACAATCCATTCAACACCCCCGCGTTTTCGATGGCCGCACTGACTGCTGCCATCAACATCATCCCCAACCGCTACGGCCGCATGGAGGCATTGAACCTCTTTCCGGCCAAGCCGGTGCGTACCCGCCAGGTCATCGTCGAGGAGCAGAACGGCGTCCTGAACCTGCTGCCCACCATGCCCCCGGGCTCGCCCGGTACCGTGGGCGCACGTGGCAAGCGCAAGGTGCGCTCCTTTGTGATTCCGCACATTCCCCATGACGATGTGGTCTTGCCGGAGGAGGTCCAGGGCATCCGTGCCTTTGGCTCGGAGACCGAGATGGAGAGCGTGGCAGGCGTCATGGCTCGCCATCTGGAGACCATGCGCAACAAGCACGCCATCACCTTGGAGCACTTGCGCATGGGCGCGCTCAAAGGCGTGATCCTGGACGCTGATGGCTCGGTGATCTACGACCTGTACAGCGAGTTCGACATCACACCTGCCACCGTGCCGTTCGATCTGGGCAATGCCAACACCAACGTCAAATCCAAGTGTGCCGAGGTACTGCGCTACCTGGAGGACAACCTCAAGGGTGAGTTCATGACCGGCATTCACGTCCTCTGTTCGCCCGAGTTCTTCGATGCACTCACCGGGCACGCCAAGGTGGAGAAAGCCTATACCTACTGGCAGCAGGGCGCAGTGCTGATCAACGACATGCGCGCGGGCTTCACCTTCGGGGGAATCACCTTCGAGGAATACCGTGGGCAGGCCACCGACATCAACGGCACCTCGCGGCGCTTCATTGCCGCTGGTGAAGCCCATGCCTTCCCGCTGGGCACGGTGGACACCTTCAGTACCTACTTTGCACCGGCGGACTTTAACGAGACCGCCAACACGCTGGGGCAGGTGCTTTATGCCAAGCAGCAGCCGCGCAAGTTTGAGCGTGGCACGGATCTGCACACGCAGGCCAACCCGCTGCCCATGTGTCACCGCCCCGGTGTGCTGGTCAAGCTCACTGCCTAGAAAGTCTTGTCCGTGCTCAGCGTTGAGTTTCTCTACGCCGCTGCCGCCAACGCCGGGCTCCTCAAGTCAGCCTCCATTGGGGACAAGCAGGTCTTTGTTGATCTGCGTGCACCCGATGAGGATGTGCTGGGTGGAATGGGCGTAAGCCGAGACTACGCCATTCGCTATCCACTGGCATGGCTGCCCGCACTTGCGGCAGGCAGTGAGATTGCCATCGGTGGCAACACCTACCGGGTGCGCGAGGTGCTGGCCATGGGCGACGGCAGCGAAATGCGTGCCCACCTAACCCAACTCTGATGACCCAACTCTAAGGATCTGACCATGACCCAATCCGTGCGTGAGCAACTGATTCAGTCAGTTGCTCAGATTCTTGCGCCTGTGGCGCAGCTGCTGGGCGCCCAAGTCCTGCGCTCGCCCACCAGTGGGATCACCCGAGAGCAGTCACCGGCCATCCTGATTTTTCCGGAAAGCGATGCAGTGTCACCGCGGATCAACGACCGTGTGGAGCGCCAGTTGGTGCTGCGGGTGGTTGCGATTGCCCGGGAAAAGGAAGGCATCGCCCCCGAGACCATCGCCGACGCGCTGCTGGTGGCCAGCCACGCTGCGGTGTTTGCCAACGCCGGTCTCAATGGCCTGTGCCTGGGTGTGAAGGAGCTCGACTGCGAGTGGGACGTGGAGGACGCCGATGCACTGGCGGCTTCCATTCCTGCGCGCTACCAGTTCACCTACCGCACCTTTGTGCATGACATCTCCATTCCAGGATAAAGCCAATGAATTCAGCCATGAACCCATCACTTTCAAAGGTGACTCTGATTGCGCCCCATACCCATGAGGGCAAAACCTACGCGTCAGGTGAGTCGATCGCCGTAGACGCTGCCACAGCGCAGTGGTTGCAACAGCACGGCATCGCACGCGTTGCCAGTGAATCCGCAGTCACCAACCCAACCCCAGTTTCCAAACTCGTAAAGGACTCCAAATGAGCACCTATGCATCCTTCCAGGGCCGTGTCTATCTCGGCAAACGTGATCTCGGTGGCAATCCCACGGAGGTTCGCTCGCCCGGCAACGTGGCCGAGCTCAAACTCTCCCTCAAAACCGATGTGCTGGAGCACTACGAGAGCCAGACCGGCCAGCGCACACTGGACCATCGCATGGTCAAGCAGAAGTCCGCAACCGTCAAACTCACCATCGAGGAGTTCACCAAGGAAAACCTCTCCCTGGCCCTCTATGGCAACCATGTCACCGGCACGCCCGGCACGGTGTCGGCAGAAACCTTGGGGGGCGCTGCTCCCGTGATTGGCGACCGTTACTTTCTGGCGCATGCCAAGGTGGCCAATCTGATCGTCACGGACTCGGCAGCCACGCCTGCGACCCTGGTGCTGGGCACCAACTACACGGCCGATGCGGACTTCGGTGCGGTCCAGTTCCTGGATGTGACGGGATTTACCGCACCATTTAAGGCCAGCTACGGCTACGGCGTGGCCACTGAGATCGGAATCTTCACGCAGCCTTTGCCAGAGCGCTATCTGCGTCTGGAAGGACTCAACACCGCGCAGGGAAATGCCAAGGTGCTGGTCGAGTTGTACCGGGTGGCCTTCGATCCTTTGAAGGAAATCTCGTTTATCTCGGACGACTACAACAAGTTCGAGATGGAAGGCTCGCTCCTGGCCGATTCCACCAAGCCCTTCGACGCGGTGCTGGGCCAGTTCGGCCGTATTGTCCAGTTGTGAGGAGCTTATCCATGTCTGATCTGGAAAAACTCATACCGCAGGCCACGGAACTGGCCATTCACGGTGAAACCTTGGCCATCATGCCGCTCAAGGTGGGCCAGATGCCTGCCTTTTTGCGCGCCATCTCGCCGGTCATGCATCACTTGAGCAGCAGTGAAATCGACTGGATCGCGCTATTTGGCGAGCGTGGGGACGATCTGCTCTCTGCAATTGCCATTGCCGTCAAGAAACCCCGCAGCTGGGTCGATGATCTGGCTGCGGACGAGGCGATCGTGTTGGCGGCCAAGGTGATCGAGGTGAATGCCGATTTTTTTACCCAGACGGTGATGCCCAAACTGGACGGGCTGTTCACCCAAGCCAAAAGCATCCATCCGAGCACGCCTGGTTCGACGCCACCCAGCGCCTGATCGCTCGCGGCCACCGTCTACCGGACATTCTGGACTACACCATCTCTCAATTGCGCGGCTTTTTGGACGCCTCCGTGCGACTGGATGCTTTTCATGACGCCCGGTTGCTGTCCCTGATGGCTATTGGCAGCCGGGGTGATGCCAAAAACCTGGACCAGACCCTGGATCGACTTGTCGATCAATCTCAAGGTCGATAGTGCTCGATGAAGTTCCCCCATGAAAATTTCCATTCGCATTGACAGTGCAGCAGTGCAGGCACAGCTGCGTCGATGGGGTGGTGAATACCGCGACAAGGTCAAAAAGGCGGTGGCCCGGGCCATACGAAGCGAGGCTACTGAGATCAAGCAGGAGGTGCGCGAGCAGGTTGCCTCCCAGATGGCAGTGGTCAAAAACGCCTTCCTCAAGGGCTTCAACGCCAAGGTGCTGGATCAGGATCCGAATCGTTTGCCCGCACTCTATGTGGGCTCGCGCATTCCCTGGTCTGGCATTCATGAGCGCGGTGGCTCCATCAACGCCAGGATGCTGATTCCGCTACATGGTCGCGTGGGGCGCAAGAAGTTCAAGGCGCAGATTGCTGAGTTGATGCGTGGTGGCAATGCTTACTTTGTGAAGAACGCCAAGGGAAACATCGTGCTGATGGCGGAAAACATCAAGGAGCACGACCGTCCCTTGGCTGGATTCAAGCGCAGGTACCGCAAAGCCGATGGCGTCAAGCGCCTCAAGCGGGGTGCTGACATCCCGATCGCGGTGCTGGTGCCCCGGGTAGTTCTAAAGAAGCGGCTCGATATTGAAAGACTGGTGGCAGGCCGGGTTCCCCGGTTGGCAGCCCAGATTGAAAGACAGATTCAAACCCTGGACTGACCACTGGTCCAGGACCCATTGATATTTCCCTGATTCATGGCTACCAACCGCATATCCGTCCTTGTTGCCCTTGAGGGTGCCGATGACGGGCTCAAACGCGCCCTCAATTCGGCGCAGCAAAGCCTGGGCGACCTTGCCGCCAACGCCAAGACCGCTGGAGAAAAAGCCGCCGCTGGTCTGGCAGAAGTCAAGGCTGGGATGTCGGCATTTGGTGATCAGGTCAACTCGGCCAAGACCCAGTTGCTGGCGTTTCTGACGATCAACTGGGCTGCGGGCAAGGTCCAGGAGATTGTGCAGATTGCGGATGCGTGGAACATGATGGCCGCCCGCCTCAAACTTGCAACCATTGGCCAGACCGAGTTCACCACAGCCCAGAAGGCGCTGTTCGAGATCGCGCAGCGCATTGGTGTGCCGATCCAGGAGACCGCGACGCTGTACGGCAAATTGCAGCAGGCCGTGCGCATGCTCGGTGGCGAACAGAAGGATGCGCTCACCATCACTGAGAGCATCTCGCAGGCCCTGCGCATCTCCGGTGCATCTGCCACGGAAGCGCAGTCGTCGCTGCTGCAGTTCGGCCAGGCCTTGGCATCCGGCGTACTGCGCGGCGAGGAATTCAACTCCGTCGTCGAGAACAGCCCCCGTCTGGCGCAGGCCCTGGCCGATGGCCTGAACGTGCCCATTGGTCGTCTGCGCAAACTCGCGGAGGAAGGACGCCTGACTGCCGATGTGGTCGTCAATGCGCTCTTGAGCCAGAAGGACAAGCTGGCCACCGAATATGGTCAGTTGCCCCAGACCGTCAGTCAGGCTTTTCAGCGCCTGCAAAACGCCTTCGGTCAGTGGGTCAGTCAGGTGGATGCCTCCACTGGCATCACCAAGAAGCTGGCCGATGCACTGACATGGCTGGCCACGAATCTGGAAAAAGTCATGTCCTGGCTCAAGACGATTGCTGAGGTGGGGCTGACGGTTCTGATCTACCGTCTCATTCCTGCCCTGATTACCGCCTGGCAGACGGCTGGGGCTGCGGCCGTCACGGCAGCCACGGCCACGTCTGCAGCCTGGGCAACCGCCAATCTGTCGGTCACAGCGGCCGTGCAAAGCATTGGTTTGCTCAAAACAGCTTTTTCGGTGCTCGGCGCCTTCGTGGTCGGCTGGGAAATCGGCACCTGGCTGTCCGAGAAGTTTGAGACTGTTCGCAAGGCGGGCATTCTCATGGTCGAAATCCTGGTCAAAGGGATCGAGCAGTTGCAATACCGCTGGGAAGCGTTTGCAGCCATCTTCTCCTCCGACACGATTGACGCAGCAACCAAGCGCCATGAGGCACGCCTGGCCGAGATGAACCAGATCTTTGCCACCATGTATGCCGATGCCACCAAAGGGTCCGATGCGGCTAGAGGTGCCATGATCACGGTCGCCAACACGGCAGAAGAAATTGCCAAGCGCCTGGAGGCTGTGCGTCAGGGAACCCAGGAAGCGGTCGGTCGTGGATTGGAAGCTGTGCATGCCGCAGTCGAAAAGCTCAAATCTCGCTTGGGTGAGGTGGAGCAGGCGGTGTCCAAGGCCAATGCCGTGGTCACGGACGCCACTGCCAAGATGGCCGAAGCCTATAAGGGGTTCACTGCCATCGTGGAGGCCAATTTGCAGCGCCAGGTTGATGCCGTCAAGGCTCGCTACCAACAGGAGCAGTCGGCGCTGGACCTGTCCAAGGCGTCAGAAGCCGACAAGCTCACCAAGTCCACACAACTGCTTCTGGATTCGCTCACCCAGCAGAACACTCTGCGCCGCCAGGCCTTGGCAGACACCCTGAAGCTCATTGATGACGAGTCCAAGGCCAGGATTGCCGAAGCAGCGCGGCAGGGCCAGACGGAAGCCGAGCGCAGTGCCAATGTATCTCGGGTTGAAAACGAGATTCTTTCCACCAAGCGCCAGTCCATGGCGCAGGCGGCAACTGAATACAAGGCGCACATCGATGCCCTGAATGCCGAGGCCAACCGGCATCTGGCAGAAATCCAGCGCATCGAGGAGGCCAAACGCCAACTGACCCTGTCCACGGAAGATCGCATCCGCGAAATCCGGCGTCAGGGCATGACGGAATTTGAAGCCACAGAGGATCGCAAGCGCCAGGTCGTGGAGTTGCAGACCAAGGCGCGCGATGCACTGGCTGCGGGCGAGTTTGAACAGGCCCGGCAATTTGCGCAGAAAGCCATGGATCTGGCGGCACAGGTGGCCAGCACCCAGACATCGGAGGCCAAGAAAGCGGAGGAAGCGCGCAAGCAATCCGAGCAGGCTTTGTCGGAGGTGACCAAGCTGGAATCCCAGTCGCGTGAGGCCTACCGGAAACAGGAATACGCGACCGCCCAGGACCTGATGCGCCAGGCCGACCAGCTGCGCGCCGAGCTGGCCCAGAAAACCAAGGAATCGGACGCTGCCATCACCAAGGGCAAGGAAGGGGTCAACCAGGCCATCCAGAACATCCGGGAGTCGGAAGACATCCTCAACAAAACCCTGGATGCGGAAAGTCAGGCCCACCAGAATGCAGCCAAGTCGGCCCTGGCCGCGCGTGACCAGATCAAGCAGACCCTGACCGACACCGAGGCACAGATCGACCAGATCACGGCCAAGCTCAAAGAGGGCTTGACGGTCACGTTGGATGCAGACACCTCGCGCTTTGATAAGGCCATTGCCGATCTCGACAAAGCACTCGCGGAGAAGGAGCGTCTGCTGCCGATCAAGGCCGATCTGGAGCAGGCGCAAAAACAATTACAGGAATACGAGCAGCTGCTCAAGGAAGGCAAGACCCTGCCGGTGGATGCTGATGTCAGTCAGGCCAAGGCGGCGCTGGACAAGTTGACAGCCTATGCCAAGGACAGCTCGCAGCTGGAACTGCGCATCTCCTCAGAAAAAGCCCAGGCATCGATCACCAATGTCGAGGGCATGATCCGTGCGCTGGACCGTATCAAGACCGAGTCGCAACACCAGATCAGCAGCAATGCGGACGCGGCCAAAGGCGAGGTGCTGAGCCTGAACGGCATGAACACCTCCAGCACTCACACCATCTACGTGACCAAGGTGGAAACGAATGCCACTGGTGGATTGGTAGGTCGTGGCGTGCCCCATTTCGCTGATGGTGGACCAGTGGCATCCGCCTTCACACGCATGAGCGGCGGGTCAGTGCCCGGTTCGGGTGACCAGGACACGGTTCCACGCACCCTGGATGCTGGGGCCTTCGTGCTGCGCAAGGCAGCCGTGCGCAAATATGGCGGTGCTGCACTGTCCCGTCTGGCCAGTGGTGCAGCGAGTGCCATGACAGGGGTGGCCCGATTCGCGACGGGCGGTCAGGTCAACTCCAACGTAGTCAAGCGCAACAAGGATGCGGTCGAAGCCCAGCAGATGATTGAGCTGGGGATGCAGGCCATGCGCGAGTACACCAGTTGGATGCGCGGCCACTATGGCGCATCACTCAGCCTCGGGTTTGAGTGGGACACCCTCAAGTCCTACGGTGAACAGGCGTATCGCGATCAAAATGTCCTGGAAACCCTGGTCAACCACAAGCAGCTGACCGGTAATGAGCGCCAGAAGGTCGATGCCATCAAACAGTCCTGGCGTCAGGCCATGGCGCAGCCGCTGTTGTGGGGCAAAGACGTCGAGCGTGACCTGATGGACTACATGGAACAGCACCAGGGCGAGTTTTACCGGGGCGGTGGCATTGCCAGGTCTGACACGGTGCCCGCCATGCTGACCCCGGGCGAGTACGTAGTGAACCGGGATGCTGTCAGTCGCTTTGGCTCCGGATTCTTTGAATCCCTGAACAACCTCACCGTACCTGCACAGGCGCTGGCCCAGCGGGTTCAGGGGTTTGCCGTCGGTGGCTTGGTGGGTGTGCCGCAGGCCACCACTGTGCAGCGTCCGATGGTGGAGAGTGCATCCGGACCGGTGCGAACCGTGCGTGTCGAGTTGGCTGCCAACGGTCGACAGGTGGGTGCGCAGATTGATGAGCGCGATGAGGGGCGCCTCCTTCAGCTGCTTCAGAGTGCACAGATGAGGGCAGCCTGACCATGCTTTTGACCAATCTCACGGATGGCGTCTCTCTGGTGCTGCCGGACGATCTGCTGTGGAGCGATGAGCACAGTTGGAGTCCGGCCGTGGCATCCGTCTCCTACCTGATCACTGGTGCACTGCTGGTGCAGTCTGCTGTGCGTCAGGGCGGTAGGCCCATCACCCTGGTGGGTGCAGCCGACATGGCCTGGGTGACGCGCGCCACGGTGGAGCAGTTGCATGCATGGGCCAGTATCCCCCTGGGTGCGTCCGATGGGCGTTTTACTTTGACGCTCGCCGATTCGCGTGCCTTCACGGTGGCGTTTCGGCATGCCGAAGTGGCCATCGAATCAGAGCCCGTAAAGGGCATTCCAGCGCGGCTGGCGTCGGATTTCTATCGCATCACCCTGCGACTGATGCAAGTGCAAGGCGCCTTTTAAGCCGCCACACCAGTTTCCCAATTTTTGATTTCTGGAGGTCTGAATGGCCATTCTCACGGGCGACATCAAGCTGGTCGCCTCGCAAGTCATGCTCGACGTTCCTGAAGGCGGTGGTGCCCCCACGTCCACCGTGATTCAGGACGCTACGAGTAACGCGATTTTTCCGGACATCTCGGAACTGGATCGCTCCGGCGGCCGGGTCAACCTGCGCAAAGTGCATGTCAGTGTGCAGACCCCCGACACCGACACCTATCTGGGCTGCAACGTGATCGTGGCCGATCCACCCGCAGATCCCAATGTCAGTGTCACGTTGTTCAGCACCAAGGAAATCTTCGATCGGCGCGACTCAGCAAAAAAGCGGGTGGAGGCCTATCTGGCACCTGGTCCTGCATGGGCTGGATTCCTGTTTGAGAACCACATCATTGGCCAGCGCTCCATCCAGCTCTTTCAGATGCCTAGCAGCACCGCACCCGAGGTGGGGCACACGCTGCTCATCGTGCAAAACGAAGGCCTGCCCACCGAGAAACTGCAGTACGTCCGCGTGACCCGGACTGCCTCTGTTCTGCGAACCTTTATCAAGGACAACGGGCAGGAGTACAAGGCACTCATCGTCACTGCGGACCTGAGTGACGCACTGCGCTTTGATTTCATGGGCTCACCGCCCAGCGAGTTCTTCCGCAAGGCTGCGGCTGCAGCCCTGATTCGTGACACCACGGTGGCTGATGCAGCCCAATATTTCGGTGTGGTCCCGCTTACTGAAGCCGTGACCACGGGCAGCCTCAGTGCCAAAGCCAAGTCCATTTTTACCCAGCTGGTACCCAGTGCGCAGACCGAGATTCCCGTCATTGATGCCAATGCGGCCGGGGAATACGACACGGTAGTGGACGCATCCAATGGCACGGTGTCGATCACCACGTCCATTGGCTTCAACCCCAATGTGGCGCTGTACTTTGGCAACCCCGTGTATCCGGGCACGCTCAATATTGCTTATTCAGGCGGCGCACTGACCGACTCGTCCGGGGATCTGCTGCAGGGCACGACCGTCATTGGCACGGTGGACTATGCGCGGGGGACTGCCACCTTGTCGCCCTCGGCACCCTCCATCGGCGGGACCAAGACCATTACCTACAAGGCAGCCGGTGCACCCCTGCAACTGGCTGACACCGCCGGGATCTACGTGTCCCAGGAGACGCGGGCCTACAACTACATCCAGACCATCAGTCCGCCACCCGCACCGGCAACGACCCGGGTGAGCTATCGCTCCAACGGGAAGTGGTACGACCTGCGCGACAACGGTGGTGGCAAGCTGGTGGGAACGGACGTGGCCTATGGCGCGGGCACGGTGAGTTACACCACTGGCACCGTGGCGGTAACGCTGGGTGCCTTGCCCGATGTCGGTAGCCAGGTCATTCTGAACTGGGGTTCCCGCGTCAATTACACCAACCGGTCCTCGGTGGTACTACCGCCCCTCACGGTTCCATTGCAGCTGGCGCAAACTGGCATCACACCAGGCTCGGTCGTCATCAAATGGAACGATGGCACAGCACGCACTGCCACAGACGACGGCAAAGGAAACATCACCGGCAGCGCCACGGGCACCATCCGCTACCAGACCGGGCTCATCAGTCTGGCACCCACGGTGCTTCCTGCCGGTGGCCAGATCTACACGGTGGACTACACCTACGGTCCGCCCGATGTGCAGGAGTTTCCAGCGCCGCTGCGCGACATCAATGGCAACGTCCCACTGACGCTGTCCAAATCCAACCTGCGCCCCAACACCATCGAGGTGACGTGGAACCTGCTTTACAACCCCTACGACCCGGTCACGATGACCGTGTTCCCTTCGAGGGATCCATACAAGACGGTGCGTGACGATGGCCTGGGGCGCCTGAAAGACACACTGGGTGAAGACCACGGAAGCGTGGATTACGTTACCGGGATCATCAGTCTCAGGACCGAGACGACCGTTGGCATGCCCAAGGCCAAATATGCGTGGGTGACGCTGGGCGTGGTCGCCGGTGGTGGCACGGTGCGCCGCTACCTGTTTCAGGGTTGGGAGTATTTCCCGGTCGGGGCCAACATGCCCAACGACGAAACTGCGCATGTCTCGGTGAAATACCGCTCCGTTGCATCGGACTCGGCGGTCACGGCACCGATCAGTACCACTGCTCTCAAGTTCGACCTGACCAACCAGTACTCGGAGAACATTGTTCCGGGTAGCGTGAATTTCACGCTGGGGGGTCGTACCTACTTTGATCGTGCCGGGAACCTGTACTACGGGCTGGATGTGGCATCCGGTAGTGCCATCAAGGCTGGCACCCTGAATTACCAGTCGGGCGAGGTGACCCTGGATTCCTGGGTCGCCGCTGCATCGTCTGCTGTTTCCGTCAAATCGCTGCTGACCTCCATGGATGGGCACCCGGTGGACGAGGTCACGTTTCGTGCGCCTGTGGCACCGCTACGCACTGGATCCGTGCAGGTGCTGGCGACCTGGCTTGCGGGAGGCCTGCTCAATGTGTCGGCCAACACGGCGGGGGACTTCATTGGCACCGATGTGTCGGGTCATGTGGACTACGACACGGGTGTGGTGCGTCTGCGCTTTGGGTCGTATGTCACGGCAGCAGGCAATGAAACAGCCGTCTGGTACTCCGCTGCCAATGTCGGGACGGACGGCAAGATCTTCAAACCCGCCCCAGTCATTGCCAATACCATCCGCTTCAATGCGGTGGGGTTCACCTATCTGCCGCTGGACGCCGACATCCTGGGCCTGGATCCGGTGCGCCTGCCGCAGGATGGCAAGGTATCGATATTCCGGCCCGGTGGTTTTGCCGTGCTGGGACATACCGGGTCGATTTCGGCAACGGTCTCCAACGGTCAGGTCATCAACTGCGCCCGGGTTCGCCTCAGTCGTGTGCGGGTAATCGGCGCAGATGGCCGTGTCATCAACACTGGCTACACCGCAGATCTGGAAGCGGGGACGGTCACGTTCACCTCAGTGAGTGGGTACGCCCAGCCCATCGTGGTGGAGCACCGCATAGAGGACATGGTGCAGGTGTCCGATGTGCAGATCAATGGCCAGTTGGCCTTCACGCGCCAGGTCACGCACAGCTACCCATTCCCCGGTAGCTTCATTTCCAGTGCATTGGTGGCGCAGGATCTCAAGGCCCGGGTTTCCGTGCTGTTTGACCAGGCCACCTGGGACTCAGTCACATATGCCGATGCTGTGACAGGGTCAGTGGCACCTGGCACCTACAACGACATCCTGGCTCCCCTGGTGGTGACCAACAACGGGGCCGTCACCGAGAAGTGGGCACTGCGCTTCACCAACACCACGACGTTCGACGTGATTGGTGAGCACGTGGGCACGATTTCCAGCGGAAGCATTGCCACCGATACCTCTCCGATCAACCCGGCCACCGGCAGCCCGTATTTCACGATCAAAGGGATCGGTTGGGGCAGCGGCTGGTCCGTGGGCAATGTGCTGCGCTTCAACACCGTGGGTGCGCTGTTTCCAGTATGGATCGTTCGCACGATTCAGCAAGGCCCGGAGAGCGTCATCAATGACAAGTTCACCGTGCTTGTGCGTGGTGACGTGGACCGACCCTAGTTTCAACGCTTCAACTCAAGGAACAAGACATGGCAACCATTCCTGTCAAACATTACAACTCCGGCATGCAGGGTGCGCCCCAGCTGGCCAACGCATGGGGCGACATGACCGCCTTGCTCGATGCCGTGCTGGTGGACGGCTTCAACCTGCGCACCATCGATACGCTGACCTACGCGGACGGCATTGCCACGGCACGGGTGAATGCCGGGCATCTGTATCTGGTCGATCAGGTGGTGAGCATCCAGGGTGCGAACCAGGCCGAGTACAACGGTGAATTTCGGGTGCTGAGCACGACCGCACTGGAGTTCACCTATGCGGTGACGGGCATGCCGGTCACACCTGCCACGGGCACGTTGTCGGTAAAGGTCGCGCCGCTGAACTTTGAGCGCGCATTCACTGCGACCAACAAGCGCTGCTACCGCAGCAAGAACATCTTGAGCAACCGGCCATTTCTGCGGGTGGACAACTCACTGGATCCGTCCTACACCACGACCTATGCCAAGAAGGCCAAGGTGCTGATGGCCGAGAACATGTCGGATATCGACACAGTCGTTGGTGCGCAGGCTCCGTTTGACCCGAACAGACCCACATTGAATACCGTGGGCACCGGCTCCGGTACTGGCGCAGCGGATGGCTGGTACAAGTGGTACCACTCCCGCAGTGACCAGAACAGTTCTGAGAGTTCCGGTGGGACCGGTGGCAACAAGAACTGGGTGCTGGTGGGTGACGACCGGGGCTTTTACCTGTTCAATGAATGGCAGGTGTCAGTCTATGGGCGCGCCTGCTACTGCTTCACGGACTTCGCCAGTTTTCGTCAGGGGGATGCGTACAACACGCTACTTGCCGCTACGGACTCCTACATCGGTGTGTCCTCCAACATCGGCTACAACGGTGTCGACTACCAGAGCTACGGCAATCGGTCGCTGGATTTCACGGGCAAGATACTGATGCGGGATCACATGCAGGTGGGTGGCAACGTTCGGGTCGGATACCTGGGGCTCAACACCAACAATGCCCAGCAGATCACGGGCTACAGCACTTCCGTGCCCTGGCCCAACGGCCCGGACTATGGACTGATTCTGCATCCGGTGTACTTGCGCCAGGAGTCCCCAGGGCACCTGCGTGGCAAACTACCGGGCATCTTCTGGGTGCATAACGACAGCCCATTGGCGGACCTCAACGTGCTCACCGGTGTGGTCGGGTACGAGGGGCGCAAGTTCCTGATCGTCTGTAACAGTTACAGCACGGCAGGCAATGTGGCGCGCTATGCCTTTGACATCACGGGTCCCTGGTGGTGAGCCATGGCACTGGTTTTAGACGAAACCTTTGCCACCGCCATTCCCGCCAACTTTGCCACTGCGAGGGTCCAGAGCGGGGCCCTGACTGCCACCTACAACGCATCGGCCCAGGCGGTGGATCTGAGCAATTCCACGGCCGGGCAGAACATCTGGGACATCACGACGGTTCCATTGGCGGCCGCCGGAGAAATGGAAGTGGACCTGGAGTGGGTGGCCGATCTGACTGGCACCAACAACTACCGACATGCCGGACTCTGGGTGACTGCTGGCCAGGCTGTGAGCAGCAACGGATTCCGGTTCGCGCACTACCAGTCGGACTGGCGGCTGGGTCGCTGGGAGGGATCACAGTGGACAGGAAACTCTGCGGAAAGCATCACGCAGCAAGGGGCGGCGGACCCGTTCAACAACGCTGGGGATCGGCGCATTCTGAACCTGCGCTGGGACATGAGCAGTTCGGCTGGCATTTCACGCATAGCCATCGAGGCCCGCATCGACGGTGTTTGACCTTGCCCCTGTTTTCCGCACTCCATAAGCTGCCCATTATGCGGATTGTCTGTCTTGCTGCTGGTCCGCGATCCAGCGTTGCTCAAACCTCATGGGACTGACGTAGCCCAGCGTCGAGTGCAATCTCTTGTGGTTG